GAAATGTTTTACAAGAGTATACCCGCTCCGGTGTGTTCAATCGTATTTTTCTTGTAGATAATAAGAAAGTAGAAGAAGTTCTGGGCGATGTTCCAATTATTGGCTACTATGATAGGCTAAATGAACTGATTGTCTCCACTATTCACATGGTTAATATTTACGATCACCAGAAAGCGATCCATGCGACCCCATTTGATAAGGCAGATACAACACGCATTTCAACATTTGGCATTGTAAATGTGGACGAGGGCAAAGAAAAATTGTTTTTTTCCCTTGACAACATCCGAGAGAAGTGTTATTATTATGCTATCAACTCAAAAGCATTAGAGACAGACGGAAAACTTTTGCGAACACTAACTGACAATATTAATAAAAACATTGGTAAGGACGTTCGAGCAGGGTTTCAAGTTTACTCTACCTCTTATGAACAAAACTACGGGTACTTGGTGGCAAACACCGAGTTAACGAACAATTAAGAATTATATGAAAACCACACTAAATTTTTTAAAAGACCACTGGAAAAGAATGACTACATTGTTTGCCCTTTCTCTGGTTGGCACCTTTGCAGCAATCCAGGTTCATAAAAACGGAATTGAACTTGGAAAAAAAGTTGGGCGATGTGAAGTCACTTGCGCTCTTTTTATTGGAGACTTTATTGCACTCGATGATGACGGATGCCAATGTGAACTGGCAGCAGGATTTGTCGTCACAGTTCCAATAGATCCAGATTATTTTGAAAATTCTTTGACAGAAGAATAAAACTATGTTACAATCTATAATAGCAAAGCGAGAGAGTTATCGCTTTGACTCTAGACCAACCAGTCACAACTACAAGGAGAAAAGACAATGGGAATTGATTTAGATAAAATGAAGCAGCGCAGGGCTGCACTGCAAGGAAAAGGCGGAGGTAACCGCGATACGTTCTGGCGTCCACAAGATGGCGAACAGACTATTCGTATTGTTCCTACCGCTGACGGCGATCCCTTCAAGGATTTCTGGTTTCACTACAACGTAGGAAACAATCCAGGCTTCCTCAGTCCAAAGAAGAACTTTGGTGAAGAGGGATCCACTGAACGACTTGTTCGGAAGCTTTTTAACGAGGGCACCGAAGAAAGTATTAAAATGGCGAAGTCGCTTATGGCACGTCAAAGATTTTTCTCACCCGTACTTGTACGAGGTGAAGAAGATAAGGGTGTTCGTATTTGGGGTTATGGAAAACAAGTATATGAGCAATTGCTCAACCTTGTCCTTAATCCAGAATATGGAGATATTACCGATACTGATACAGGAACTGATCTTGTTCTTCATTATGGTAAGCCACCCGGAGCAAGTTTCCCACAAACGAAGCTTACTCCACGTCGTCGCTCCTCTGTCCTCTGTGATGAGGCAGTTGGTGGTGACGAACGATGCGCGGAATTTCTTGAAAGTATTCCAGAATTCGACACGCTCTTTGAGCGTAAAACGCCAGCAGAAGTAGGCGCTATGTTAGACGCATACCTGCTTGGTGAAGAAGGCACCAACGAGGGGACTGGTTCAACCACAACCCCTCCTCCCTCCACTGACACAGTGTCCTCTGTTGACGCTGCCTTCAACGAACTCATGGGAGCGTAATCCCCGCGCCCACAGGGAGGCACAGGGTTATCAGGTGCCTCACACTTTTATTTTGGAGATTAAATGAGAATGGCGAAAGCTAAAACTACAAAAGCAGGTAAGTTAAACTTATCTGATATGCGTGCCCTTATTAATAAAAGGGCTGGTCTGAATGTCGCTCACGACTTGACTGAACAAAACCCCACCGAGGTTAAAGAGTGGATTCCAACTGGCTCTCGCTGGTTGGACTCAATTATTTGTCGTGGTAAACTTTCTGGCATCCCCGTTGGTAAGGTTGTTGAGATCGCAGGTCTTGAAGCAACAGGAAAGTCTTATATGGCAGCCCAAGTTGCTGCGAACGCTCAAAAGATGGGAATGGATGTTATTTATTTTGACTCTGAGTCTGCGATTGATCCGGCTTTCCTTGAGAAAGCGGGCTGCGACTTGAGCAGCCTCCTCTATGTTCAGGCAGCTTCTGTTGAATTTGTTTTGGAGACTATCGAGGATCTCTTGGCAAACAATGACAATCGTATGTTGTTTATCTGGGACTCTTTGGCTCTGACTCCAGCTATCTCGGATATTGAAGGAGATTTCAACCCTCAGTCCTCTATGGCTATGAAGGCTCGCATTCTTGCAAAGGGCATGTCTAAGTTGACTGTACCCATTGCTAACTCGCAGTCTACCTTCTTGGTTCTTAACCAGTTGAAGTCAAACATCACTCGTTCGCCTTCTGAGGCTATGACGACCCCTTATGTCACACCAGGCGGAAAGGCTATGATTTATGCATACTCACTTCGCATCTGGCTGACTGGGCGAAAAGCTAAGGCATCTTTTGTCACTGATGATAAGGGCTTTCGTATCGGTTCAGAGGTTAAGGTAAAGTTGGAGAAATCTCGCTTTGGTACTCAAGGTCGGCAGTGTAACTTCCGAATCCTTTGGGGAGATGAGATTGGCATTCAGGATGATGAAAGCTTGTTTGATGCAATCGCTGGCTCATCCAATTTGGTTCGCACAGGCGCCTGGTATACTCTCTTGGACTCCTCTGGGAATGCCCTGGGTGCGAAGTTCCAAGCAACGAAGTGGACTGACCGAATGGCAGAAGAAGAATTCCGGTCAAGGGTCCATGAGATTATGGACGAGGAAGTTATTTATAAGTTTGACAAGCGCGAAGGAAACGCAGCAGATTTTTATGAAGAAAATGATGAATAATAAAACTAGTTATACGTCTATAGAACAGGAGTTAAAACAATGAAATCACTTATTACCGCCGCTCTTTTTGGAGCTTTTCTTTCTGGGTGTGTTGCACACGCTCATCCACCACAACAAACGCACGTTCGTGTGCCTGTCCACCAAGTTAAAGCTTGGGTTTGGACACCAGGCTATTATCGAGCTAATGGTGTTTGGGTACGTGGATCTTGGAGTGTTCAGTATGTTGAACGCCATATGTTGAATCGCAATCCTCGCACACATGTTCGCTGGGTTAAAGGACGTAAGCGACCAGTACCTCCACCCAGGCAAGCTCGTCATCGTCGCCATCAACACCGACGATAATCAAAATGCCCCCACAGAAAACAAGTTGGGGGCATTTTTTTATTTAAAATAACCCTTGACAACACCACAAAGTAATGGTATATTATTATTAAGCTTGAGTGGTGGAATTGGTAGACACAAGGGACTTAAAATCCCTCGCCAGTATTGGCATGCGGGTTCGATTCCCGCCTCAAGCACCATCTATTATGAAACGACTATTAGTAATTGACGCTCTCAACTTGATGTTCCGAAACTACATCGTGAACCCAAGTTTATCTACAAACGGACAACCCATTGGAGGTCTTAAAGGCTTCCTCCAGTCTCTCCAGAAACTTATCAGGGAAACAAAGCCTGACCAAGTTGTCATCTGTTGGGTGGTGAAGGTGGTAGCCAAAGACGAAAGTCACAAAACAAGGGCTATAAAGAAGGTCGTAAGCCTATTCGTCTGAACCGCGACATTCGCAACCTAACTGAAAACGAAGAGATTTCTAATAAGATCTGGCAACAGACACGCCTCGTTGAATATCTTAACGAACTGCCGATTGTCCAGTTGATGCTACCCGCTGTTGAAGCAGATGACATTATTAGTGTCGTCGTACAGCATCCAAGTTTTGCTGGATGGCAAAAAGTTATTGTCTCATCAGACAAAGATTTCTTTCAGTTGTGTGACGGTGAAACCATTGTCTTTCGACCCATCCAGAAGCAAATCATCAACCAGACGGGGCTTGTGGAACAACATGGCATTCATCCAAAAAACTTTGCCCTTGCCAGAGCCATCGCAGGAGACAAGTCAGACAATCTTCCAGGCGTTGGAGGCGTTGGGCTCCCGACAATCTCAAAACGTTTTCCGTTCTTAGCTGAAGATGTCTCATATGACATTGACACATTGATGAAATATTCCAAAGAACACGCAGGTAAAGTCAAGGCATACACGAATGTACTTGAAAAACGAGCAGTGGTAGAAGAGAACTACAGGCTCATGCAGCTTTACACACCCTCAGTTAGTGTACAGGGTAGACAGAAGATCAATTATGCACTTGGCAACTTTAAGCCAGAATTTGCCAAAACAAATGTAAAGGCAATGATGATTGAAGATGGATTTGGTGTTGTAAACTTCGTCGATATGTATGCTTGGATGAATAAGATTGTAGCAGATTCCCGAATATAAAACTATTTATTAACATGAAACTATACAACAAATGGAGAGAAACTTTCGGAGAGTCAAATAAAACAAATTTGAACTCTGAAATTCTCGTTAAGGGCTTTAAAAATTTTATAAACGAAGACAACGATCCTGAGTCCGTGGATCTGTCAAGTTTTGAGTTTCACGATGAACTCAACCAAGACTTTTGGAATCAAGAGGACGATAGATTAGATCCCGAGATTCGTGCTAAACTAATGGCAATTGCTAATGATTTCTGGGACTCTCTTGAAGTCGGTGACACTGAGTATGATGATATTACTTTCACTGGCTCACTGGCTGCCCACAACTACTCTCAGTTTTCAGATGTAGACCTCCATATTCTTGTTGACTTTTCCAATGTCGATGACAAGGTTGATTTGGTACGAGAATACTTTAACGCCATGAAGTCTATCTGGAATCGTCTTCACGATATTCTTATTAAGGGCTACGAAGTTGAGATTTATGTGCAAGATATTAATGATCCCCACGAAGCACAAGGTCTTTATTCAGTGCTTAATGATGACTGGATTAAAAAGCCTACCCTTGACAAGCAAGACTTTGACAAGGACAATATAAAGAAAAAAGCAGCCGGTCTTATGGATCAAATTGATCGCCTTCAGCCGCTTCTTGACGAGGGCAAGTACGAAGAGGCAGAAAAATACGCAGAAAAACTAAAAGCTAAAATCAGTAAAATGAGAAAAACAGGATTAGAAACAGTTGGTGCATACTCTGTTGAAAACCTCGCTTTTAAAGTGCTGAGAAGAAATGACTACCTCGGCAAGCTTTCTGATGCTAAACGAGAGGCTTACGATAAAATGCTTTCAATCAAAGAGCAGCAAAACACCAAGGAATAATAATGGCAACGTTTAATTCATATCAGTCGGGATTACACAACGTAGGCTCGTTCCAAGTTAGTTCGAGCCCTTACGCTACAGCCTCGCTTGATATCAACCCTGGACCTGACTTTGCCAGCAGCCCAGTTGTGTTGCAAATTGATTTTGATAGAGTGTCAAAATTTATTGTTATAAAAAACGAAGTCTCGGTTGATTTAGATGATGCCCCTCTGCGTGTAGGCTTTTCTGAAAATGGAGTAAAGGGCACAAACTATATCGTACTTTTTAACGATGAAAACTTCACAGCAGATTATAAGGTCAGTCGTCTTTACTTGATGGCACACACAGCCGTGTCATCTTCAGCCTCTGTTATTGCAGGTATGACCGGCATTCACTCTAATCAATTAGAGCATAACTGGTCAGGCTCCTTGGGAGTAGGGTAATGGGTTTCGGTGGCAAGTTACCAAGAGGGTATCTAAGATCCTTGGAGAGAGATTTTCCACAAAGAGATGAATTTAATACTTACACGGCTAGTGCAGCGACCCAGTTCTCAACCAAAGTGGAGCTTAACACTTACACTGCCAGTGCCGCAACCAGTTTTACACCGAGAACTGACTTCAATACCTACACTGCCAGTTCCCCCGCAGCAGGCACAGGTGGCGGTATCTTCTCTCAATCGGCTGGCGGTGAACAACTTGCAACCAGTAGTGTTGTTTTTAGTGGTAGTAATCCAAATTCGCTCATTCTTAATGTTGAGGGAATTTCTGAATTAAGTGGCGGTTTAATTCACAAGCGTTTTGTAAGAACCAGTAATTATACACTAACGACAACTGATTACCTTGTAGCAGCAGATACTAGTGCAGGTTCATTTACAATTTTACTCCCAGATGCCTCAACAGCAACCGAGGGTCAGACTTGGGTTTTTAAAGATGAGGGCGGTGTCGCCCCAGCAAACAATGTTATTATTCGTCCTACAGTGGGTGGGCAAACAATTGATGGAAAGGCTGAGATTAGATTAGAATCATCTTATGCCGCAATCCACATGTACACAGATGGTGTGAGCAAATATTTTATTTTCTAGTCTTTAATTAAATTTAAAATATTTTGTAAATTGACGACAACCTCTCCTATATACGAGTGGATGGGGCTAACACATTTCGGATGCACACTAGTGGTGCGTCTGCGTGTGGAAACCTGCGTCCACATATTTTAAACTATAGGAGATAAACAAAATATGGCTTATAAATTTCAACATGGACAAGCAATCCTTTCTGGTGCATTAGATCAAGAGGGCTCCATTGACATCAAAGATGATGGCTCTGGAGAATTCGAGTTAAAGCACGATGGTAACACCATCCTTAACTCTTCCCGCGCTCTTGGTAATGTGACATCCATTTCTGGTTCAACGTCCATTTCTGGTCGAGATCTCGTTCTTGACGTTGGCGGTAAAGTTGGTATTTCAACTGACACCGACCTCGTAACACTCACCGCTAATAAAGTTAGCGTTGCAGGTGTTCACTCAGCCTCTGCACGCATCGACGGCTTCGGTCTTCGCATCGACACAGGCGGTGTCATCGGAACCGCAGGAGACAATGATCTCTTGACACTTAACAACGGCTCACTCGTTATTGCTGGTGGGGCTCAGGTTAGCACTGGCTTGTCTGCAACTGGTGGAAACATCGGCGCAGCCGCTGGTTCTGTTTCTGGTTCTGCTGGACTCGCTGGTCGCGGTCTTACACTCGACGTTGGTGGCTCGATTGGTATTACTACTGATACTGATCTCATCGCACTGACTGCTAACAATGTTGCCATCGCAGGTGCTCTTTCTGCTTCTACCCGAGCAGATGCTAGAGGACTTCGCATTGATACTTCTGGTATCATCGGAACCGCAGGAGACAACGATCTCTTGACTCTTAACAATGGCTCGCTTCTTGTTACTGGTCAATTGACTGCTTCTGTCGCAATGAGTGCTTCTTTAATTCAATGTACAACACTTGAGGTTGGCGCTGAATCTATTAAAATTGGTAGCACTACAATTAACGAAACCGAGCTTGCTGGACTTGACGGCATTACAGCCGGTACAGTTGCTGCCAGTAAAGCAGTTATCGTTGATTCCGACAAAGACATCACTGGTTTCCGTAATGTAACCGCCACAGGCGCTTTTGTTATTGGAAACGCAAGCATGGCTGAAGCTGATTTGGAGCAAATTGATGGCATTACCGCTGGTACTGTTGCTGCTTCTAAGGCTGTTGTCGTAGACGCTAATAAAGATGCTTCTGGCTTCCGTAACATTACTGCTGCTTCCCTTTCGAGTTCCGCTCGCTCTGACGCATTCGGTCTTCGTATCGATACAGGTGGTGTTATTGGAACCGCAGGAGACACAGACCTCCTGACACTTAACAATGATCAACTTGTTGTTGCTGGTGCTGCCCAAGTTAGCGCTGGCTTGTCTGCAACTGGTGGAAACATCGGTGCAGCCGCTGGTTCTGTTTCAGGCTCTGCTGGTCTTGCTGGTCGTGGAGTAACAATTGACGAAGGTGGAAAGCTTGGTACAAGTGCTGATGCTGACCTTGTGCAACTCGACGCTAATAAAGTTAGTGTTGCAGGTGTTGTCTCTGGTTCTCAAAGACTTGATGGTCGAGGACTTCGCATTGACACAGGTGGTGTTATTGGTACTGCTGGAGACACAGATCTCTTGACCCTTAACAATGGCTCGCTTGTCATTGCTGGTGCTGCCCAAGTTAGCACTGGTTTGTCTGCAACTGGCGGAAACATCGGCGCAGCCGCTGGTTCTGTTTCAGGCTCTGCTGGTCTTGCCGGTCGCGGTCTTACAATCGACACAGGTGGTGTCATTGGAACCGCAGGAGATGCAGATCTCTTGACACTTGCTAATGGAGCGCTTCAAATTGCTGGTGAGCTTTCTTCCTCTGGAGAGATTGACGCTCTTGCTGTCAATGCTCACTCTTTCGCAATTGATAACAGTGATTTCATTGATGCTGACAAGCACATTACTGCTGGAAACCTTTCTGGTTCTGGTAATCTTCTCGCTGCTGGTACAGTTCGCCTTGATGGTGTTGCTGCTGCAACAATCGCAGAGGGTGCTGACTTCTTCTACATCTTGGATGCTGATGATAACTTGATGAAGAAAGAGTCTGTTGCTGATGTCGTTTCCGGTCTTGCTGGTGATGGTATCAAAAATGGTGCTAACAAGTTTGCTCTTGACCTCAACGAGTTGACTGCTGCCGCTGTTGATGTTGCTAACGATAGTATCGCTATTGTTGACGCTAACGACTCTAACCTTTCTAAGAAAGAAAGCATTGCTGACCTTGTGTCTGGAATCGCTGGTTCTGGTCTCAACGCTAGTGCGGGTGTTCTTTCCATTCAATCTGGAGAGGTTACTCCAATTCGTACTGACGGCGCTGTTAATACCACTGCCTTGGTCGAAGGTTACAACTATATGACTGGCTCTGCTTCCAAGTCCGTGACACTTCCTGCCTCACCATCTGTTGGTGATGTTGTTGTTGTCAAGGCTGGTAACTTGGCTGACGGCGAAAAGCTTACAGTCGCACGCGCTGGTTCACACACAATTGACGGACTTACCTCTGTCGAACTTGAGTCTGACTACGCTGCTGCGAGTTTCGTATACCTTGTTGCTAACAACTGGGGTATCGTCTAGACCATACTCTTATTCAATTTTATTTGGATATTCCTGGGTGCCCCTCCTTGTGGGGGGCATCCTTTTTTTTGTAGACTATTTATGTTGGAGGGTTTTTGATGGCTTATAAATTTTCAAGGGGTGGACGCGAGTTCGGAGACATTGAGTTCGAGGGAGATGCGGGCACAGGAATTGATTTTGAGGAAGATCAGGTTAGTTTGGAAACAGGAGGAACCCAGCGACTCCTTGTTAATAACTACGGAGCAACAATTACAGGCTCTCTTGAGATTACAGGTTCGGCACAATCGTTACTCGTATTACACACCCGAGATGCTGATAATCTAAAAGAAATCGCTTTTTTTAAAGACGGCAGCGCCGCTGCTGCAATGCAGATTAATAGTGCAGAGCATTTTTTTATTGAAAACGAGAACTCAAAAGATATAATATTAAGAACCAACAATCAGAACACAATTAGAATTTACGGCTCCAGCCAAAGAGTGGGAATCAGTCAGCCGCACGGCTCAACAACAGCAAACGGGGCACTTGATGTCACAGGAGAGGTTATGATAACTGGCAGTCTCCACATTCAAGATAGAATAGTGCTAAAACAAGGCAGCGACCCATCAACATTAGATGATCATGCTCATGTTTATTCCAAAAACAATTTAGCAAACGAGGCTGAAGTGTTTGTTAGGGACGAGGCGGGCAATGTTACAAAAATCTCACCACATAACGAACAGGGCGAGTGGGAATATTTTTCAAAAAATGTTAAAACTGGTAAGGTGTTTCGTGTTAATATGGAAAAGATGATTCGCAAACTTGAAGAACTTACTGGCGAATCGTTTATAGAAGAGTGGAACGAAGATAAATAATTATTTATTTGACACACGACCCAGTTGTGTTATAATACCTATGTAATATAATATTCAGGTGTACATTTGAACTCGCAAGAGCATACTAATTTTAGCAAATACGGCAAATCTTTTCAAGAGGGTCTTGCCGCCCTCATTCTGCAAGATAGGGCTTTTTCAGACCAGATCCAAGAGGTGCTGGAGACGGATTATTTTGAACTAAAATATTTACAGGTATTCGTCGGCAAGATTTTTGATTATAAAAAGGAATATAGTGTTCATCCAACTGCTAAGATTCTTTTGACGATTCTTCGTACTGGGTTAGAAGAAGAAACAGATGCGGTAAAGAAGCAGACCCGAGATTATTTTTCACGAATTTATAACACTGATGTAAGAGATGAAGACTTCATCAAAAATACGTCGCTTGACTTTTGTCGCAAGCAAACGCTAAAAGAGGCTATGATTAAGTCCGTGGGTTTGCTGAAAAGTTCATCATATGATGAGGTTGCAAAAGTCATAACCGATGCTGTTAAACTCGGCAGTAATTCTGATTTTGGCTATGATTATGTTGCAGATTTTGAAAAACGTTTCGAGATAAAAGCCCGTGATCCAGTCAGCACTGGGTGGGATGAGATTGATCAGCTTTGTCGAGGCGGTATTGGAAATGGTGAGCTTGGTGTTGTGATCGCGCCAACAGGTGCTGGTAAGTCCATGGTGCTTGTACATCTTGGAGCACAGGCGCTCTTACAGGGAAAGACGGTTGTACATTACACACTTGAGCTTCAAGACACCAGTATTGGTATTCGCTATGATAGCTGTATTACTGGCGTCTCCCTTTCCGAGATGCATTCTTTTAAAGAAATGATTTACGAAAAGGTACAGGAAGTACCTGGGCGCCTAATTATTAAAGAGTACCCAACAAAATCTGCCAGCACCCAGACAATTAAAAATCATCTGGAAAAACTTAAACAAAGAGATATAAAAGTTGACATGATTCTGGTAGACTATGGAGACTTGTTGAGACCTGTTACTGTTACGAGAGAAAAGAGGCACGACTTGGAATCTATTTATGAAGAATTGCGAGCAACAGCACAAGAAAATAAATGCCCAGTCTGGACTGCATCTCAAACTAATCGTTCAGGTCTAAACGCAGAAGTTGTAACCCTGGAGGCAATCTCCGAGGCATACAGCAAATGTTTTGTTGCTGACTTTATTTGTTCAGTATCCAGAACAATTGACGATAAGAACAATAATACAGGGCGGCTATTCGTTGCCAAGAACAGATTCGGTCCAGACGGGCTTGTTTATCCAGCCAAAATGGATCTCAGCAGAGTTAAGATTGATGTGCTACCTTCGACGGGCGAAACAATCGGTGAAATTCAAGTTAATGCCGCGAAACAGCAGTCAGAGAAATTAAAAGAAAGATATAAACAATTCAAGGATGGGAAATAAATTGGGAAAATTAAAAGACTACTTCGGTGGTGATGAGTTAGCGTCAAATGTATGGCTAACAAAATATGCTTTGAAAGATCAGAGTGGAAAGGTTTTAGAGGAAACACCAGATGATATGCACCACCGCATCGCATCCGAGTTTGCCCGTATTGAGGCAAAGTTTGGCGGCAAAAGTGCTCTGTCTGAGGAGCAAATATTTGATTTAATTAAGAATTTTGAATATATTGTACCTCAAGGCTCACCTATGATGGGTATTGGAAACAACCATGTCAATGTCTCACTTTCCAATTGTGTGGTCGTTGCCTCCCCAGACGATAATATTTCTTCAATTCTTGATTCCGGTAAATCTCTTGCCAACCTATTTAAAAGACGCTGTGGCGTAGGGCTTGATCTTAGTGAGCTTCGTCCCGAAGGCACACCCGTTAATAATTCCGCAGGCACCACCACAGGTGCTTGGTCGTTTGCGGACTTATATTCATATGTTTGCCGTATGATTGGTCAGAACGGACGCCGTGGCGCACTTATGATTTCGATGGATATTCGCCATCCTGATATTGAGAAGTTCGTGACCATGAAACACGATCTAACCAAAGTCACGGGTGCAAATGTGTCTGTTAAAATTAGCGATGACTTCATGGAGGCAGTACAGAACAATGGAACATTTACTCTTCGGTTTCCTGTTAACTCAGAAAACCCGAAATACACAAGACAAGTGGAAGCCGCCGCTCTCTGGCAGCAAATCGTAGAATCAGCTACCAAGACAGCAGAGCCAGGACTTTTGATGTGGGGTAATATTGAAAAATATCTCCCTGCCGAAGCATATGCCGATGACGGCTTCAAGACGATTTGTACCAATCCTTGCGGAGAAATCCCGCTCTCGGCTTACGATTCGTGTCGATTGATTTCTGTGAATCTAAAAAGCTTCGTAGATCGAAAGTTCCAAAAAAATACGGAGTTCAATTTTTCCAGATTTTCGGAAACTGTTGCAAAGGCTATGAGACTATCTGATGACTTAGTGGAACTTGAAATAGAAAAGCTTGATAATATTATTAAAGCCTGTGACACCTCCGATGAAGTCGAGCTTTGGGAGGAACTGAAGACTGCCTGTGTTAATGGAAGACGAACTGGTTTAGGCACACATGGCTTGGCAGATGCTTTGGCATGTCTTAACTTAGCTTATGACTCTAAAGAAGCGATGTCAGTGATTGATAAAATCTATGAAACTTTTAAAATCGCCGCTTATACAGAGAGCGTCCGCTTATCCGAGGAGCGAGGTGCTTTTCCAGTATTTAATTGGGAAAAGGAGAAGAGCAATGCCTTTATCCAATCTCTCCCACCGGAACTGCAAGCACTCATTGCTCAGCATGGAAGACGGAATATCTCAATCTTGACCAATGCGCCAACCGGCTCTGTTTCTATTCTCTCTCAG